CCCAAAAAAAGCTCCGGCGGTATATTTTCTACAAACTTTTAAGTGTAGCGGCAAGTTCTTTTTAAAAACAGGTTGTGGTGATCCTGTTCTCCCTTCAAGAGTCGTTGTAAAAGACGGTTGAAAGTCTTTTCGCTACACTTAAAAGTTTGTAGAAAACTATCTTGAATAACTAACAACTATACAAGAAAGGAGTATGAATATTTGATGGCCGTTTCTAAGAGAGATGATGCTCCAATCAAAAGGCGACGTCCTCCGGCTAAAACTCCAGAAGCTCGCGAAAATCAATTGGTAGCTCTCGCTGTCGACTTGGCTGAGGCTCAACTTTCTAAAGGAACGGCTTCGTCTCAGGTTATAGCCCATTTTCTAAAGATCGGTTCGACCAAGGACCGAGTTGAAAAAGAGATTCTCGTATTACAAAAAGAATTAATACAAGCCAAAACCGAAGCCATTCAATCGGCAAAGAAAACCGAAGAACTATATGCAAATGCCCTTTCTGCAATGAGAACGTACAGTGGACAAGGGAGCGTTGATGATTAGAATGTACCGATAAGGAGGGCGGTATGAAAATTATAAAATTCAAGGGTCGAGTATATTTAGTGTCATCTCCTCGTCTGTGTAATGGATATGTTATCGTCATACTTGTGATGCCTGGACTACCATAATTAGACGAGAGGATGATGGACGCAAACGAGCCTATCCGAGACATAGGGTTATTGGTCAGTTAACCTTGCACGATCTAGCAAAAATTTACATGGATGGATTTGGGGAAAATGATTAGAACGTTTCGCGAATTAACAAGGCTAAAAACTTTTGAAGAACGTTATTTGTATCTGCAACTAAAAGCCGCTGTCGGTCAATCCACCTTTGGCGGTGATCGTTATTTAAATCAACTACTGTATAGATCTGATCAATGGAAAAGAACAAGAGATAATATCATTATCCGAGATGAAGGTTGCGATCTTGGTATAGATGATTATCGAATTTATGGACGTATAGTAATACATCATATGAACCCAATATCGCTCGAAGACGTCGAACTTGATCGAGACTTAATATATGATCCAGAAGGACTGATATGCACAACCCACAACACCCACAACGCAATACATTATGGAGACGAATCGTTATTGCCGCAGTTACCGAATGAACGGTATAAAAACGACACTTGTCCTTGGAAATAACCATTAGGAGGATGAATATGGATTACAATGATGTATCAATTAGAAAATCAAAAACTAAAAAAGACTTATCAATCCCCTTAGATCAAACTATTGATGGATTATCCACGAAATGGTGTCAAGACGTTCCTCCAGAACAAGAGGTCTCATCAACTCAAGCCCCGCTAATGGCTACCGTTATAAGTAGCGGTAAATTAAACGTTCGAGAATCCCCAGACAAATTAAGCGACGTACTATGCGTCGTAAACCGAGGCGACGTCCTTATCGTAGCAGACACCGATATTCATGATGGTTGGGCGTTTGTGCAAACTAACTCGGGATTTATCGGCTACGTCATGCGAGAATATATCGGACCAACCTGGTATGAATAGGAGCGTTGCTAATGGATAGCATTCTTACGTCTGTTAAGAAAATGTTAGGCATCGAACCTGAATACACGCACTTTGACCCCGACATTATATTAAACGTTAACTCGGTACTCCTATCTCTAAACCAAATTGGGGTCGGTCCGAATACTGGTTTCTCGATAACGGGTAGTGACGAAAAATGGACAGATCTACTTGGAACCAGAATCGATCTTGAAGCTGTAAAGACTCTAATATATTTGAAGGTTCGACTATTATTTGATCCCCCGACAAGTTCGTTTGTTCTAGAAGCAATGGAGAGACAAATAACAGAATTCGAATGGCGTCTAAATGTGCAAATTGAGAACGCTATGCCAATTGTGGAGGTGGTGATATAAGATGCGTAATGATTTAACCCATTTTGGAATTCCAGGAATGAAATGGGGAAAGAAGAAAGCTCGAGGGACCTCGTCCAAGTCGAAACCACGTATTACCAGCGACGATCATAAAAAGAAAGTACTACTAAAAGGTAAAAAGATCCATGAAATGAGCAATGAGCAGCTTAGAGAATTGACAACTAGAATCCAACTCGAAAAACAAGTCAGAGATCTAAATCCCGGCCATGTTAAAAAAGGTCTAAATGTCGTTAAAACCGTAACTGCGGCCGGAACAACCCTTGCCTCATTCTACGCTCTTTCAAAAACACCACTAGCTCAAGATATTATTAAAGGAGTTAAAAGTAAAGTTAAATAAAGAGGTTCTACTATGGCGTTATCAAACACGGCAACTCCAAAATATTATGGTAAATTTCGCAGTGACGTATTAAACCGAATTATACCAGTTTGTAAAGAAATCTCCATGGAGATGAATCGAATTGACGATCTGATAGCAAATCCTGGAATTTATTATGACGATCGAGCTGTTGACGGTTTTGTCGATTACTGCGAGAACGAACTAACCCTCACCGATGGCGCGGATTTAAGATTACTCGACTCATTTAAGTTATGGGCGGAACAAGTATTCGGATGGTACTACTTTGTCGAACGAAGTATATACGAACCGTCGCCAGACAATCATGGCGGTAAGTATGTTCGTAAAATGATTAAGAAACGTCTTATCAATAAACAGTACTTGATCGTCGGTAGGGGCGCGGCTAAGTCATTATACGATTCATGCATCCAATCATACTTTCACAATGTGGATACTACTACGACTCATCAGATTACCACAGCCCCGACGATGAAACAAGCGGATGAAGTTATGTCTCCAATACGAACTGCCATCATTCGATCACGCGGACCACTCTTTAAGTTCTTGACTGAGGGTTCATTACAGAACACTACCGGTTCGCGAGCCAATCGAGTCAAACTAGCCTCTACCAAAAAGGGCGTTGAGAACTTTCTAACAGGCTCCATCATCGAAGTCAGACCAATGAGTATCGATAAGCTTCAGGGTCTTAGACCAAAAGTCTCAACAGTCGATGAGTGGCTTTCCGGTGACATCCGAGAAGACGTAGTAGGAGCCATCGAACAAGGAGCCTCCAAACTAGATGACTATATAATCATTGCCACAAGTTCAGAAGGCACTGTGCGAAACGGTAGTGGTGACACCATCAAAATGGAACTAGCAGACATCTTGAAAGGAGAGTACATTAACCCTCACGTTTCCATTTGGTGGTATAAATTAGACGACATCAAAGAAATTAGCGATCCAGCAACGTGGCAGAAAGCTAATCCGAATCTCGGACAAACTGTGACGTACGAAACCTATCAATTAGATGTCGAAAGAGCTGAAAAAGCTCCAGCCGCAAGAAACGATATTCTGGCAAAACGATTTGGAATACCCATGGAGGGTTATACTTACTTCTTCGCCTACGAAGATACATTACCACATCGTAAGCGTAACTTTTGGTCTATGCCATGCGCGATGGGTGGAGACTTATCACAAGGCGACGACTTCTGTGCGTTCACATTCTTATTCCCTCTACAAAACGGAATGTTTGGCGTAAAGACTAGATGTTATATTACCTCTCTAACCCTTATGAAACTACCAGGGGCCATGCGTATCAAATATAACGAGTTCCTAGAAGAGGGTAGTTTGATTGTACTGGAAGGTACGGTCCTTGACACGATGGAAGTGTACGAAGATCTCGACAAGTACATACTCGATTCGAGTTACGACGTACGTTGCTTTGGATTCGACCCATATAACGCTAAAGAATTCGTAACTAGGTGGGAAACTGAAAATGGACCTTACGGTATAGACAAGGTTATACAGGGAACAAAAACCGAATCGGTACCATTAGGTGAATTGAAAATACTAGCCGAAGAACGAATGTTGGTTTTCGATCAAGCGCTTATGACGTTTGCTATGGGAAATTCCATAACCCTCGAGGACACTAATGGTAATCGTAAATTGCTAAAGAAACGTTACGCACAAAAGATCGATAGCGTTTCTGCTTTGATGGACGCTTATGTCTCATATAAAGCAAATAAAGACGCGTTTGAATAAGGGGGCGACTATGGATAAAAATCAGTTACAGCATTTTGGCATTATTGGCATGCATTGGGGTAGAAGAAAATCACAGAATGGAGTAGACAGATCTACAACGCGTTTGGCTGAAAAAGATGCTAAGCGACATGCCGAAGCTAAAATGTTTTATGGAAAAACAGCTGGAACAAATCGTAAACTATTAAAGGCGGAATTGGATAAAAAAAAGAAAATAATTCCTAATTATGAAAGTGAATTTAACAAGGCTCTGGGAAAAGTTGATTATAGCAACGCTGCAAAAAAAGCAGTTCGAACACGTAAAATAAAGGACACCTCATACCGAGCACGAGTTACGGTAAAACAATTTATGGGAATTACTGGGCCGTTAACAATAGCGGCGGCATCTTATGCCTATCAGAGAAATAAACCGACCGTTGATGCGTTTTTGTATAAACATCTCACTAAAGTAATTAATATGATTATAAAATAAAAGGAGCGAATTAATTATGAATAATCTTACCGCCGTGGAAGTCCTAGACTTAGATAACATTAACGTAAACACTCAGCGAATGAAATTAGGTGGTAAAATAAAATCCATCATCGATTCCATTAACAACATAGTTGTCTCTGGAACAGCCGTGAATGCCGTGAATGCCTCAAAAAACCTTGCGATATCAGGAGTTGTAATTCATGGCGAGACCGTGACCATTAATAACCCAGCCGTAGCAGGAACCGATGTGTATGAATTTCTATCAGACACTGCTCAAATAAAAACGGTATCAACAAACATAGCGGTCAATATCACCGCCAGCACAACCAAATCGTCCATAGCCTTAACGATCGCTGCTCGACCAACCAGTGGTGACACTATGACTATTGGTGAGAAAGTGTACACATTTGTTCCCGTTGGAACTAACAATGCTGACGGTGAAATCTCAATCGCAACAGATTTAGCCACTTCGAAACTAGCGATCGTAGCCGCCATCAATGGTGTCGATGAGGTTAACGATCCACATCCTCTAGTTACAGCTTCTAATTTTGTAGTAAACGATTGCGTGATTACAGCTTTAATCGGGGGTGTTTCTGGCGATGCAATTGTTACCACAGAAACGTTCACGGATGTAACAAATGTATTTGCTGGAGTAACATTAGCGACTGGCGCGAATTGTACAGCTACGAATGCTGTGACAGCGCTAGTAGCTGCCATCACTATGTCTGACACACAAGGAGTCGGTGCTGCTGATGGTACTGGCGATAGTATAGACCTTACCGCCGATGTTGCTGGAACCATTGGTAACGCCATTATCGTTAGCGAAACCATGGCCAACGGTGCGTTTACAGAAGGAGCTGTCGCGTTGTCTGGAGGGGTTAACGGCACGGTCGGCGACATAGATGCTATAATGGTTGACGCGTCGTATCTATACAAATGCGTAGCTGCCAACACGACCTCTGATAAGAACTGGCGTCGTATTTCGCTTGGCTCAGCTTACTAAGGAGGTGTCGGTTCAAAATGGAAGATAATTATCTACGGCATTTTGGAGTCCTCGGTATGCATTGGGGAAAACGAGGCGCGTCTTCAAAAAGTAAATCGTCGTCGAAACAAAAAGAAAAGGAATTTCAGAAAAAATTAACCGCTTTAAATAACAATAAGAGTCTCCAAGGAACATCTGACGCCGCTAGATTTAATTATCGAAGTCGAGGCGTTGGTATGCGTGTAGCAAAAACCGCAGTTAATGCCACTTCTCAAATGATCATTAAAGATGTCCTAACTGGTAAATTTCCAGCAAATAAAAAAGATATCGCCATCAGGATTGCTCAAATATCGGCATATACCGCGGGAAAAGTGGTCCTTAAAGACCGCCTTGCTAAGTCTGCTGCCACTCGATATACCGACGAAGGTAAACTAAAACCTGGAAGTAAACGCAGAATAACAACTAAAGAAGACGGTATAGAAGCAGGTGTAGTCTTCGCCGTAAAGGCCGCGTATATTGGCAAATGGGCACTTGGAATGAAAGCAAAACAAGTCAATGCTACACGAGCAAAAAACGAAGCAAACTTTAAACGTTGGGGCGCGAATATTCTTCCACAAAGGGTCGATAATGTCGTTTGGCAGTCTAGTGATTTGAAGACGGCCATTATTGATAATCGAAGACGATAACCGCCGTATAATCAAGACCATTCAAAGGAGGTGAAAAGATATTGGAATCAGTTGGTTCCAGATTAAAACATGCATGGAACGTCTTCTTTAATAAAGACCCTGATCCATATTACGGAACCAATGGTATGGGATATTCTAATAGGCCCGATAGACCAAGACTTACTCGCGGAAATGAGCGGTCAATCATTACTGCCGTGTACAATCGCATCGCTATTGACGCCGCTGCATTAAGTATACAGCATGTTCGACTAGACCAGAACAACCGGTTCATATCGGTTATCGAGTCTGGATTGAATACTTGTTTAACCTCAGATGCCAATGTTGATCAGACAGGACGCGCATTTATTCAAGACGCCGTTATGTCTATTTTGGATGAAGGATGCATCGCCATTGTCCCGACAGATACGACGTTTAACCCGACAATTACGGGTTCGTACGATATTAACTCGGTTCGAACTGGCAAGATTCTACAGTGGTATCCGAACTCCATACGCGTCCAAGTTTATAACGAGAAAACCGGCTTAAAAGAGGATATTCCATTACCTAAAAATACTGTGGCGATTATTGAGAATCCTTTATATGCTATTATGAATGAGCCAAATTCAACTTTAAAACGCTTGATCTCGAAGTTGAATTTGTTAGACGCAATAGACATTCAAAGCGGTTCTGGAAAACTAGATTTAATAATTCAATTGCCGTACGTCATCAAGACGACAGCTAGGCGAGAACAAGCCGAACTTCGACGCGCCGATATAGAGAATCAGTTGGCTGGGTCTAAGTATGGTATAGCTTATACTGATGGAACAGAGCGCATCACACAGTTGAATCGGTCAGTAGAGAACAATCTAATGGGTCAGATTGAATTTCTAATGAGTATGCTGTATAGCCAATTAGGAATCACTCAGAGCATATTAGATGGTACGGCTGACGAGAAGACGATGCTTAATTATTACAATCGAACCATCGAACCAATTGTCTCCGCCATAGTTGACGAAATGAAACGAAAATTCTTGACCAAAACCGCAAGATCCCAGTTTCAGTCAATCTTAGTGTTTAAAGATCCATTCAAACTTGTACCGGTTAACGACTTGGCAGAGATTGCCGATAAGTTCACTCGAAACGAGATCTTATCGTCGAATGAATTTAGACAAATTATCGGTATGAAACCCTCCGATGATCCAAAGGCCGACGAACTTAAAAACAAGAACATAAGTAAACCGGCTGAAGATATTACCCTTGTATAACCTCAAAATGGAAGGAGAAATTAAAATTGGAAAAGTATGATTTTAGTGGATGGGCGACTCGGAACAACCTTAAATGCTCCGACGGTCGAACAATTCTACAAGACGCGTTTAAACATAACGACGGCCAAACGGTCCCTATGGTGTGGAATCACCAGCACGATGGTCCGATGAACGTGCTTGGTCACGCATTATTGGAGAATCGAAAAGAGGGGGTCTACGCTTATTGTGTTTTTAACGAAACAGAAGCCGGAAAGAACGCAAAACTATTAGTTAAACATGGCGATGTTTCAGCTCTGTCAATATACGCAAACCAACTAAGACAGAAGGGCGATAACGTTGTTCATGGGGCGATTCGCGAGTTAAGTTTGGTGCTCTCTGGCGCAAACCCCGGAGCATTCATTGATTCGGTTATGATTCACGGCGAAGAATCTGACGAAGAAGCCGTGATTTATACTAGCGAAAAAGTGGAATTATTTCATGCCGATCCGCCAAAAGAAGAACCCAAAAAAGAAGCGCCAAAAACCGACCCACCGGAAGATGATGAAACTGTTGCCGACGTGTTTAACACTCTTTCTGAAAAACAGAAAACAGTGGTGTACGCGATGATCGGTCAAGCTCTCGACGGAAACAATAATCAAGATGACGAAGGAGACGATGATATGAAACAAAACGTATTCGACAAAGACAAAGAGAAGGACGTCCTTAGCCATTCCGATATGGAGGCTATTATCGCAGATGCTAAACGATATGGCAGCTTGAAAGATGCAACTCTAGCACACGGTATTGACAATATCGATTACCTATTCCCAGATGCGAAAAACGTTACCAATACCCCACAGTTCATCCAAAGAGAGATGGGCTGGGTGCAGAAAGTAATGACTAACGTGCACAATACCCCATTCTCTCGCATTAAATCTATCTATGCAGATATCACTGAGGCCGATGCTCGAGCCAAAGGTTACATCAAAGGTAAACTAAAGGTGGAAGAAGTATTCTCCTTACTTAAGCGAAGCACTACCCCGACAACCATTTACAAGAAACAGAAACTCGATCGCGACGATGTTGTTGATATTACCGACTTCGATGTGGTGGCGTGGCTAAAATCTGAAATGAGAGTTATGCTGGACGAAGAAATCGCTCGCGCACTTCTTGTTGGGGACGGTCGTCTTTCTTCTTCCGACGACAAAGTCAACGAAGGAAACATCCGACCCATTTGGACAGACGCCGATTTGTACACCATCAAAACTCCAGTTGAGCATGTCGCTAACGCTACTGCTGACCAAAAGGCAAAGGCATTCATTCGTGCGGCCGTTAAGTCCAGAAAGAACTATAAAGGTTCTGGTTCGCCGACTCTATATGCTACCGAGGACATTCTTACCGACTGCTTGCTAATGGAAGATACGACCGGTCGTATTATTTACGATTCGGTGGACAAATTAGCCACGGCTTTACGGGTTAAAGAAATCATCACCGTTCCAGTAATGGAAAGTTTATCCCGAACAGCGACAGATGGTAAAGTCTACACTCTTGCCGCGATTGTCGTCAACCTGTCGGACTACAACGTCGGTGCCGATAAGGGTGGAGCTGTCAACATGTTCGACGACTTTGACATTGACTACAACGCCCAGAAGTATCTTATTGAAACACGTTGTTCTGGGGCGCTAATTAAGCCTTACGCCGCAATTGCGCTCGAGTTCTTGGAAGTCACCGCTGGTTAAATAATAAGTTGATAAGTCTTTTATGTGTGGCATCATGCGTATAAGACTTATCACGCTTCTTATAGAAGGAGATTCAAAATGGCAAAATTCTATGGAGCAATCGGCTATGCGGAAACTAGTGAAACGGCGCCTGGTGTGTGGGAGGAGGTTATAACAGAGCGAAACTACTCAGGTGACGTTGTAAAGCTATCAAGACGCTGGCAGGCAGGGGAGAATCTGAATGATGATCTGACTATAAATAACGAGATCAGTATTGTAGCCGATCCCTTTGCTTATCAGAATTTCCACACCATGCGATACATCAAATGGATGGGAGCCTCTTGGAAGATTACTAAAATTGATGTTCAGAGACCTCGTCTAATATTAAATATAGGAGGCGTTTATAATGGCGAGCAGGGTCCAACTTCAAACACTCCTTGAGACTCTAATCGGCTCGTCCAATGTCTATTTTCAACCACCTGAGACCGTCAAGTTGAGTTATCCTTGTATCATTTACTCACGTAGTCTAAATAAAACTAAATTTGCAAACGACAAACCGTATAACCATCAAGTCGGGTATACCGTAACGGTGGTTGATAAAAATCCTGATAGCTTACTTCCAGACAAAATCAAGTCCTTGCCTATGTGCGTTTTTGATAGGCACTATACGTCCGATAATCTTAATCATGACGTATACAATCTTTATTATTAAGGGGGAAAAGAAATGGCTAAACTTATTTGGGATGCTTCTGGAGAACGTCTATATGAAACCGGTGTAAAAAATGGAGTTCTCTATGTTATGGACAATACTGGCGCATATCCTTTAGGCGTTGCTTGGAATGGTTTAACCGCCGTAACCGAAAGTCCATCTGGTGCGGAACCAACACCGATTTACGCCGACGATATCAAATATTTAAATCTCTTATCCGCTGAGGAGTTCGGTGCAACGATCGAAGCGTACACATATCCCGATGAATTCGCTGAGTGCGATGGTTCTGCTGATTTAGCTGTCGGGGTTTCAATCGGCCAGCAAGATCGCAAAACTTTCGGTTTAGCATATAAGACCACGCTTGGAAATGACACCGAAGGGGCCGATCATGGTTATAAATTACATCTGATTTATGGTTGTCTTGCTGCCCCTACAGAAAAGGCATATTCAACGATCAATGATTCTCCAGAAGCAATAACCTTCTCGTGGGAAATTACCACCACGCCGGTCGCTGTCACTGGAAAGAGACCGACAGCGTCCTTAACAATTGACTCAACGAAAGTAGATGCTGTAAAACTTGTCGCACTCGAGAAATTGTTATTTGGAGACACTGCAACCCCAGCAGAATTACCTCTACCTGACGAAATTGCGACCATGTTCGCCGCTGGTTAATAGATAAACCAATTTGTAGGCGGGGTTCTCTGAAATATGAGAGCTCCGTTTTCGTAATTTGAAAGGGTGATTGTATGATAGCCCGAGCTAAATTCAAATGCGTCAAAAATCTAATAGTGCGAGGAAGTTCCGATATCACTTTACAAGCTGTGACGGAAGAAGGTTCTGAAAACGATAAATTCTTTACTCATATTCCAGCCGGTCAGATTACTCTTTACTCGGTTAACGCCGAAGTCGCCAAATCACTCAAAGTAGACAAGGAATACTATATAGATATAACCATAGTTAATTAAAATGCAAGAACAAGATTTTAGAGCAAAAGCCGTTGGAGCAGTGGTTGATTACTTTAACTCGCAGGTAGACTCGACGGATAAGAACGGGAAAATTGTACAAGATAACGTCTTCATTGTGTGGCAATGTAAAACTCTCCAGAACAACAAAGCCATGCTCAGCACAACTGTCTCTGATGGTATGTATTACGAGTTTACTTGGAACGGTGACAAGTGCGAGGGTTATCTCGACGCCTACAAGAAATGGAAAAATGTTCTTGTAAAATAAACATCGCCCTCTTAATCGGCCCTGTGCTAATAACACAGTCTAAACGCTACTTAAAATTTGAAGGGAGTTAAAAACCAAATGATGAAAAAAACCATTCCTTATGTCGATTTCGATGGTAACAAAAGAACCGAAGAGTTCTATTTCAATCTCACAAAAGCCGAGGTCATCGAGATGGAGATGTCTACGACCGGTGGTCTCGCTGCTATGCTTGAAAAAATTGTAGCGTCTCAAGACACAAAACGAATCATTGAGGTGTTTAAAGATTTAATCCTAAAATCTTACGGTGAGAAGTCTCCGGATGGTAAACGATTTGTTAAGAACCAGGAACTAAGAGACGCGTTTTCACAGACTGAAGCCTATAGCGAATTATTCCTAGAACTGGCTACAAATCCAGAAGCCGCATCCGCTTTCGTAAACGGTATTGTGCCGTCAAGTCCCATTTCGATTAAGTAAAGTTAATAGGGGAGGCCAGACGTATGCTCAACATTACAATATTGGCTACTGAACAATACGACGAAGTAAACGATAAGTTCTTCACATCTAAAGAACAAACATTATGCCTGGAGCATTCGCTGGTCTCCATTTCAAAATGGGAGTCAAAGTGGCTTAAACCGTTTTTATCAAAAGTGGAAAAAACGATAGAGGAAACTATTGATTACATAAGATGTATGACAATAACTAAAAATGTCGATCATGATATCTTTAATCTCATATCCAACGACAACATTAAACAAGTAAGAGATTACATAGAAGCCGCAATGACGGCTACAACTTTCCACAACGAAAATAAAACAACCAACCGAGAAATCATAACTGCTGAGATAATTTATTATTGGATGATATCGATGAATATCCCTTTTGAGTGCCAAAAATGGCATCTTAATAGATTATTAACACTCATAAACGTATGTGGTGTTAAGAACCAATCTCCAAAGAAGCGTAGTAAGAAGGAACTCATGAGTCGAAACGCGGCGTTAAACGCGTCCCGTAGAGAATCGCTAGGTACAAAGGGATGATAAAAATACATCATCGTGGAAGTTTCAGACGATTAGAACGGATGCTTACGCGAGCTCCAAAAATTAACTACGCGGCAATTTTAGAAAGATACGGGCAAGAAGGCGTGCGAGCCCTTGCTTTAAATACACCGTTAGATTCTGGACTAACGGCACTTTCGTGGAAATATGAAGTTCATCGAGAAGGAACTTCTTTATCAATCATGTGGACTAATTCAAACGTAGTTAACGGTGTACCGATAGCGATCATAATTCAATACGGTCACGCAACACGAAATGGCGGTTATGTCCAAGGTAGGGATTATATAAACCCAGCATTACGGCATATATTTGATAAAATGGCAAACACGATGTGGGAGGAGGTAATTGGATAATGCATAGTGTCGATGAACGAGTTGTTGAATTACGACTCTATAATCAACAGTTTGAAAATGGGATTCGTTCGAGTGTGGCATCGCTTAATAACTTGAAGGCCGGTCTAAATCTAGATGGCGCAACTAGAAGTTTATCGAATTTAGATAGAGCTGGAAAATCGTTTTCTCTAGCTGGTATAGCTGAAGGCGTTAATAATTTATCCAATAGGTTCTCGACGCTGGGCATTGTCGGGGTTACTGCTCTCCAAAACATTACTAATTCAGCCATCTATAGTGGTAAACAATTATTAGCGTCACTTACTATCAACCCGATAAAGACTGGTTTAGAAGAATACGAAACTAAAATGAACGCCATCACAACGGTCTTAACTAACACCGCAAGTAAAGGCACAACCCTTGATGACGTAAACAAAGCACTCAACGAGTTGAATATATATGCCGATAAAACCATTTACAATTTTGCTGAAATGACAAGAAATATAGGAACATTTACAGCTGCTGGCGTCGACCTTAAAACATCAACGACCTCGATCAAAGGCATAGCTAACCTTGCTGCTGGTTCCGGATCAAGCGCATTACAAGCATCCACAGCTATGTATCAGCTCTCCCAGGCTATAGCGTCCGGCGCAGTTAAACTTATGGACTGGAACTCTGTAGTTAATGCTGGTATGGGCGGAGAACTTTTCCAGAAAGCTTTGGAGAAGACCGCAAAGGAACTTGGTCATGGTCGAAACATGGCTATATCATTCAGAGAGTCGTTGGAATCTGGTTGGATGACGACCGAAGTATTAACCAAGACACTTGCTAAGTTTGCTGCGGACGAGTCTTTAATTAAAGCGGCCACACAAGTTAAAACTTTAACTCAACTACTTAGCACAATGAAAGAGTCCGTACAATCTGGATGGGCTCAAACATGGGAGCACGTCATAGGTGACAGAGAAGAAGCTGCTGGTTTCTTTACGGCGATCAATGACGGGTTTGGAGCTATCGCTGGAGCATCTGCCGAGGCTAGAAACGAGATGCTTATTTTCTGGAAGGCTAACGACGGACGATACGCTATCATAGAGGCGCTATTCAACTCCTTCAAAGGAATTAAAGAGGTTTTAGATCCAATAGGTCAAGCCTTCAGTGACATTTTTCCGCCGATGACTGGTGAAAGACTCGTTAAGATTTCCGAATCAATAAGAGATTTGTCGAGGAACTTCAAAATAGGAGAAGAAACAGCCGCTAACATAAAGAGTACTTTTAAGGGTTTGTTTGCTATACTCGATATTGGTAAGCAGGCGTTGTTCGCGATCGCTGGCGGCCTTAGTTCAGTTATTCAGTATTTGATTCCGGTAGGTGGCGGCTTTCTTGCCGTGACAGGTAGTATCGGAGAGTTTCTAACGTCGATTGATAAGGCAATAAAATCTTCGGATTCGTTTAATGTGGTTATTCAAAAAATAGGAGATCTTATTAAACCTATTGCTGACGGAATTAAATCCGCGATAAATACTATAACTAAGGCATTTACATCGCTTGGTGATGTTGACACAACCGGTCTTGATTCTTTCTCCGATCATGTTACTACCAAATTTAAACCATTTGAAAAGCTTGGGGAAATGGTAGATGCTGTATTCGCTGGTATATTGGCCGGACTAAAAGCTGTAGCTCCAACATTCTATAAAATAGCAGACATTATCGGCGGGGCGTTCTCGAAACTAGGTAGTGGTATCGCCAGCGCCATTGATAACTCAGACTTCAATTCGATAGCCAATATGATAAACGGTGGTGTATTCGCAGCCATCTTACTGGGATTACGTAGATTCGTGAAATCGATAACATCGATAGCTGATGACACAGGAGATTTCCTCGGAAACATCACCGGAATTCTCGGTGATGTTAGAGGTAGTCTCGAAGCATATCAATCGTCATTAAAAGCCGCGATCCTATTGAAAATAGCCATTGCCATTGGTATATTAGCGGTGGCACTTGTAGCTATAGCCTCGATCGATTCTAATAAACTTGCATCCTCACTAGCTGCTATGACCACGATGTTTCTACAACTTTTTGGAGCAATGGCTTTATTCGAGAAGGTCTCTGGCGGTTTAGGGTTCATGGTAATGGCTAGAATTACGACCGCGATGCTTGGTTTATCTGTAGCAATTCTTATTCTCGCTCACGCAATGACCGTCTTATCCAAAATAGACAAAGAAGGCATGCAACAAGGCCTCACTGCTGTTGCGGCTTTAACCGGTATATTGTTAGTGTCATCAAAAGTTCTAAGTGGTATATCTGGAAGTCTAATAAGAGCATCAATTGGCTTTATCATTTTCGGCACAGCAATACGAGTTCTTGTTTCATCGGTAAAGAGTTTAAGCACTGTCGATAAAGCTGGGTTAACCAATGGTCTAATCGGCGTTGGTGTATTGATGGCTGAACTAGCGTTATTTATGAAAGTCGCGGATCTAAGTGGCATGGGCGTGATCAAAAGTGTTGGTATTGTGGTTCTGGCTATAGCTATAAACGTGTTAGGTGTTGCCGTCAAAAAGTTCAGCGAAATAGATACTGTAGCTCTGATCAAAGGACTGCTTGGTGTCGGCGTTGTGTTGGCCGAAGTTGGCATATTTGTAAATCTCACGGGTAACGTTAAAAATGTAATTTCCACAGCGTTATCGTTAACCATTCTTGGCGCAGCTATGATTATATTCGCAAAAGCGATTGGCAATATGGGAAAACTGTCATGGGACGAAATCGCAAGAGGGTTAACAACGTTAGCTGGGGCTTTAGGGATCATAGTTTTAACATTTAAAGCGTTACCGAAGAATATATTATTCCAATCATTAGCCATGCTCGATATTGCCACAACGATAACCATATTAGCGAAAGCTTTATCCACGCTTGGTAAAATGTCATGGGAAGAAATATTAAAAGGTTTATTAGCTATGGCCGGATCTCTAGGAATCATCATAGCTACTTTTGCTCTAATGAAAAATAAAATACTTGATGCAACGGCCTTGTTTATCCTTGTTGGGGCGCTTCTAATTTTAGCGCAAGTATTACAGACTCTTGGTTCCATGTCATTGCCCGCGATCGGAACAAGTCTACTTGCTTTGGCTGGCGCATTTGGAGTTATCGGATTAGCCGGTTTACTTTTAGCACCACTAACTCCCGCAATATTATCACTGGCCGGAGCCATAGCAATATTAGGGGTTGGCTGTTTGGCGGTAGGTGTTGGATTATTAGCTTTCTCAGCTGGACTCGCGGCCTTAGCCGTATCTGGCACCGCCGGAGCCGTCGCATTAGTCGCAGTGGTTAGCAGCATCGTTGGTCTAATACCATTCATATTTCAAACGCTAGCCAAAGGCATTATCGATTTTGCTAGGATTATTGGTGAAGGCGCACCTACAATAGCAAAAGCTATGCAAGACGTAATGATGGCTATGCATCAAATAATTGTGGAAGTTGGCCCACAAATCATAACCACAATTGCAACTCTTACATTATCAATACTAGATACACTCGTAGCAGCAGTTCCAAAAATGATTGATTCTGGAATGAAACTGATATTGGGAATCCTTAAGGGCGTAACTGAACGCATTAGGGACGTAGTAGAGGCCGGTATTGACGTAATCTTACAGTTCATTGCAGGAGTAGTGTCCAAACTCCCAGCCATCGTAGACGCAGCATTCAAAGTCATTATTGCATTTATCAACGGATTAGCCGACGCCATTAGAAATAACCATCAACAATTATATGATGCGGTCGGTAATCTTATAACTGCCATTGTTGACGCGGTTATTGATTTACTTCCTAAAATCATAGACGTTGGCGGTAACATTGTTAAAGGTCTAGTCAAAGGCGTTGTTAATATGGCTGGATCACTATCTAAAGCTATAACCGGAATAGTTGGCGAAGCCGTAGACAGCGCTGAAAGATTCTTAGGTATAAAGTCTCCGTCAAAAGTATTTACTGAGATGGGACTACGTTCTGGTGAACAATTAATTGACGGATTAAAGAGCACCCAATCGGAAGCCAGTAGGACGGCTGGTGATTTAGGAAAGGCGGTAAACGAATCGGCGGCAAACGCCTTAGGTATCGCCTCACCAAGTAAAGTGTTCCAAGATTATGGAGCGAACATTGTTGCTGGTTTAAAAAACGGAATAAAACAAGACACGCCAAAAGCGGTCGAAGAATCAAAGACTATGGCTACGAAAGTTTCGGATGCGAGTAACAAAGAGATCACTAAGAGTGATAAAACTAATCGCGAAGCATCCAAGACGAGACAACAAATAAGTAAAGAAGAATTTGACAAATCGATCAAGTTAATTGACGATCGGAAATATTACAATCAACTTAGTTTGATGGAAGAACTCTCTGCTTGGCAAAACATACAAAGTAAATATGCTGCTGGAACAGAGGAACGAGAGAAAGTCGATCGAGAGGTATATCGTCTTAAAAAGGAAATACTCGAAAAGCAAAAAACATTGGAAGATGATTACTACGCTAAAACGAAAGGTATTAATGAAAAGCTAAAACAAGACACACGCTCTGTAAATGATGAGTATAGACAGGCCGTTAAATCTCGTGCCGATTCCTTGTATAAGACGTACGGACTATTCGACGAACTTAGCGAATCAGAAGCTGTAACTGGCGAAGAACTAGTTACAAACTTAGAAACGCAAGTCGCGGCTTTTGACGAATGGCAGAAAAACATAAAGTCATTATCCAAGAAGGGTATTAGTGACGGCTTAATTAAAGAACTCGAGGAGATGGGTCCAACCGCGCTTGAAAAAGTCAAAGCCCTAAACTCGTTACTAAAACCTGAATTGGATAAGTACGTGGCTTTATGGAAAGACAAGCATAAGCAATCAAAAGGTGAAGCCGTAAGAGAACTTGGTGATATGAGAGAACAGTCCGACAAGAAAATCACACAGTTGAATACTCAAACCGATACTCAATTGGTTGAGCTTAAAGACGTATACCAGACTCAACTTGCCGCCATAACGACTAATACCGAAACACAACTAACCGAGTTCAATTCAAAATGGGAGACAAAAGTCAAAGATTTGAATACCCAAACCAACAACGACTTCAAAAAGATCGTTACTGATACGCAAAACATATTTAAACAACCCGATTGGGTAAGCGTTGGTGTAAACATTATAGACGGTATAACACAAGGAGTTAAACGTCAGGCTGTATTATTGGCTAAGGCCACCGCAGATGCAGCTAAACAAGCATTAAATGCGGCCAATGATACACTCGGTATACAATCTCCATCAAAAGAATTCGCTAAAGTCGGACGATACGCTATGGAAGGTTTCGCTGGTGGATTAAGACAATTCACTGGAGTTGTCGTTAACGAAGTTTCAAATGTTGCCGTAACCGCAAAGGAATCTTTAAGAAGCGCTGTATCTAATATTGTCGACATCGTTAGTAGAAATATGGATATTACGCCAACAATTCGTCCGGTAATAGACCTTACAAATATCAATAAAGGTCTAAACTCAGTCTTTAACAGATCACAAGCCATCAATGTGGATGATATTAGAAGTAAGACCGCGTCTATTTCCAGTATGGACGCGAATCGAAGGGTTGGTCTAAGTTCCACCATCGCTAAACAGACACCAAATGGCACACCCAGTTCAAATCAAGGTGGCGGTCTAGCCGTAACCGTAACTAATTTTATAAATAACCGAACACAGGACGTTCAAGCCCTCGCTGAGGAGTTAGAATTCTACAGACAACAAATAATAATGGGAAGGGGTGGTAACTAATGGGCGAACCGTATTTTATATACAAAGACATTTCTAGTAAAGATATGGGGATCTTGGTAACCGAGTTACCCCCAATCATTAAGGTTAATCGAGATATAAATAAGGTATTTATACCTGGCAGAAATGGTTTCCTAACCGAGGATTTTGGGACTTACGGTAGCGTGATCAAATCCTGCGAATGTACGTTGTTAGATATCGCATTGGTGGATAGAGTTCTAGCTTGGTTAGACAGATCTGGAGAAGTTATTTTCTCAAACCAACCAGATCGTAAATATCAAGCTAGTATAATGAATCAAATACCATTCAGTCGTATAATACGTCAATGGTATAAATTTGTAGTGGTCTTTGATTGTCAACCGTTTGCAAAAATGCTTGATAATTCAAAGATCACTCTCATACCTCAAGAGACTATGTATGGTGACGGAACTATCTATGGACGTGGGACGCATGAGAGTGATCCCGTTATCAAAGTTTACGGTGACGGAACTATTTATCTTATGGTGAATGGCATTTTGATAACTCTCACGAACGTCTCAGAATATGTAACTATTGACAGTGATATAATGGATTGTTTTAAGGATAATGTTCTTAAAAATTCTGATATGAGTGGAGACTTTCCTAAACTTACTGTCGATACAAATACTATTAGTTGGATTGGGTCAGTTAGTAAAATTGAAATTATACCTAATTGGCGGTGGAAATAATGATTAACGTGTATGGTAGTAAATGCGCAGACTTTAATAATAACGGTTTGGTTGTATTGTCTGAAACTATTTCTGCACCATTAACCGAAGGTTTAAATGGTATGTACGAACTTGAATTAACCCATCCATTAGATGCGCGAGGTAAGTGGAAATATCTATTAGAGGATAACATCATAAAAGCTGATAGTCAATTATTTAGGATTTATCGCAAAGTAAAGACGTTGACTGATGTTAAAGTTAATGCTCGTCATATTTTCTACGATCTACTTGGAAATTTAATTGAAAGTTTAACTTTGACCGAAGCGTCCGGCGCATCAGCACTTACTTCAGTCTTAGGCGCAACTCAGTATACTCATAATTTTGAGGCCACTAGCGATGTTGCTGGAGTCAACACTAAAACGATTACTCGTATGAATCCGGTTGAGGCAATTCTAGGTTCTGAAGGGATTATAGCCACATGGGGTGGAGAACTCGTTATGGATAACTACTCAGTTAAGCTCTTAGAGGCCAGAGGGCTTGATAGAGGCGTCCTAATCGCTTATGGGAAGAATATAGAAGGTATAGAAGAAACACTCACCACAGAGGGCCTTTGTACGCGCCTGATGCCAATTGGTAATAATGAACTGCTACTACCTGAGAAGTACGTCGACAGTCCATATATTGACAACTATCCAAATCCAGTTATTAAAACTCTGGATTTTAGCGACATTGGCGTTGACGAAAGTCTGTTGATTACTGAAGAGATGGCGATTGCACAATTGAGACTCGCAGCAACCAACTTTTTGATCGATTCTAAGATCGATATACCAACGTTCAATTACAAGATAGACTTGGTTGAGTTATCTAAGACCGAGGAATACAAGAATTATGCGATATTAGAAACCGTCGAACTCGGAGATCTAGTCACCATAAAACATTCAAGAATGAACATTAATCTCAACGCAAAAGTCATAAAAACAGTAAAGAACTGCTTGACGAATCGAATTGAAAAGATTGAATTAGGAAATTTTAAATCTAATATAGCCAAAAGCGTAGCCGATGTTATACAAGTTGTAAAACAGGATCTGATTAAAGCATCAAATTATCTGGACCTTCAAATTCAGGAGTTAGATACCGAATTGTCCGAATTGATTACTGATGTAGATAAATTCTCATCTGATGGCTGGATTACATTAACCGAGGCTAGAGCGTTGAAACTTGATTTGGAGCAACTTACAGCTGAGTCGGAAGATATCATTCGTATCGCTGGAACTCTAGAAATTATCACAGAAAAAGAGGCTTATTCAAGCGCGTTGACGGCTCTCGACACGGAATTGAGAAGCAAGTGGATTGACCAGATTAAATATCCGATACCGGTCCTAGCAGGGGATATGGTCGCGATTAGTACGCTGTTCAAGAACGTCCAAAATACCAAGTCGCTACTCAATGATGCAATCAGTAAAAATCGACAAGATGACGGAAAGAGATATGTGGAGAACCAAGTAGCCGAGTTAAATACCGCGTTAAGCGCGTTTCAAACTCAGGCCAATATCTATATTGAAAATGGAGAGATTCAGCAACCAGAATCGGTTACTTTAAATACGTTATTCGTAGCCGTCGAAACAGAGTCGAACGATATAATTACGATTGCTGATGGATTGAAATTATTACTCGATGATCCTAGTGCTGATTTAACCAGTCTAACGACGACGGAAAGCACTTTCAAAAGTTCCATGACAGACGCGTTATCGGCGATGAACGATTGGATAGGCCAACCAAATTATCCTATCACCATTTCTGTATATAAGGGTAAAACCCTAAATAGTAAACTTAAACGCGTTGAAACAACCAAAACCGCTTTGAATGATGTTATGACCCGTATAAAAATTGACAACCTATTAACTTATACGGACGAACAAGCCTTCGAGTTAGGTATCGCCATAATAAGCATGCAAACGGATATAACAATGTTCGCTAAAAACGGGTTTATTGATTATTCAGAATCAGTTTCACTTAAGGCCTCTTTTGATAACATACTCGTGGAAAGTGATCATGTAATTGCTATTGCTGAGGATATGGCGGTTACGCCTGAACTGGTGACTAAATATCGTGATTCACTAACGGGTACAACAGGATTACAAGTGGAATTAAACAAGTGGGTCGATTTATCGTTAGATAGTTATCCTAAAAAAATGAAGACAATAGATAAAAAGGCTTTGCTTGATAAATTTGCATTGGTAATGAGTACAAAATTGACTTTGGAAAACGCCATCACCATCAAAACCCCAGAATTTACAATAGATGGAGAATTATCTATTAGAGGAACTGGCGCGAAGAGTGGACAGCGTTATTTAAAGCTCAACAAAAAGAAAATCGAAGCCTGTAGTATATCCGGTAGAGGGTTAATGTTAACGGTTCTTAGTCGGGAAACTTTAGATGTCGTTTTTGCTCAATTGTACGACACATTTTTGGATGACACGACAAGAAACGCGTTAGCCACAAATCTGAATTCGTGGGATGATACTGTTATCGTAGTGCTTACTTCTAACGATTCAATTGGATGGAATCCTACATTGTTAGACGCAGTTGTGAGATGCGGCGGATCTGGAGTAGATACAGGGATTGGTGAATATCCGTACGCATTTATCGGTATACCTGGATTATTCCAAGGATGTGCTTTGGAGGTACTTCATGGTAGTACTACAACGGATTCGTATGCCGACATATTTACAAAAATAACGGATGGGGTTCCTCAGGGTATAGCTATGGGTAGTTCTCTACTTGCGGCGAAAGCCCAACTCGCTGCTGAAAATGCCCAAATAGCGGCCGAGGAAGCCATGTTTGATTTGGATGAGATGGCGGACGATAATAAAATAACTAAGAACGAAAAAGTAAAGACCTTAAAACCTATATGGGACGCCATAGTCTTGGATTATCAAAGTCTGATTAACCAAGCTGGACTATATGGCGTAAACGCTGGTACATATACGTCTGCGTATAACGCTTTAAACGATTATTTAAATGTCACAGTTCTGGTTGGTAACACGCTTCCAATTTTGAGTACCACATCGACCTCCCTTGTTTCTAGGGTCGAATTCGATACAAAATTTATAACTTACTATGCCCAGCGTGGGATACTATGGCAACTTATTGTATCAGCATCAAAAACCTATGCCGACACTAAAGCTTCGTACTTTCACATTAAATATTCGGATAGTAGTAGTGGAACACCTTTCACAGTCAATAATGGTGAGGCCTCTGGTATATACATGGGGACGTACGTAGACAACATATTAGATGATTCGGACGACTATACAAAATATACATGGGTTAAAGTCGTCGGCGATCAAGGAATACCTGGAGTAAGTGGGTATACTTGGATTAAATATGCGGACGATTCTGCTGGTACTAATATGAGTGATAATCCTACCGGAAAAAGATATGTAGGTATTGCGGTTAATAAGTTGGTCATTACTGAGAGTTCGACTCCATCCGACTATGCTTGGAGCTTAATTAAAGGTGATGACGGTCAGACGACGTATCTACACATAGCGTATGCCGAAGACACTTCTGGCACTGGATTCAACTATACAAGTGGTAAATACATCGGCACCTATACGGACTTTAGTTCTTCTCAGAGTTCGAACTATATTCATTACTCTTGGAAAATATTCCAGGGAACAGATGGAGTTCCAGGAGAAGACGGTTCGGTGGTTAAAGAAGTTTACACTGCTTTATATTATCCAGACCATAAATCATATGTATCGACGGCGTCTGACGAGTATAAAGCGTTAACCATGGGTCAATCTACTATGACGTTATTCTCAGCTCTTACTACAGCGTCTCTTCTGCACACTATGAGTGCTGAATCGGAATTGGGTTGGATGGCCCTTGAAGTAACTTGGAAAGTTTCAAGTGGTGGAAAGGGCGAGATCGACATATTTGGTTCTAACGGTCTACCATATGTCTACATGGAACCTTATGACCAATCTCTACCACATATGACAACTCAATCGACAGAGTTCATAAAGCAAAGAACGGTTATAGACTTCGTTATATTTCCAGGGCAGGACATATATGTGGCGGTTAAAGCTACTATAGGGACTTGCTATATCAGTAGAGTTGACTTAGTGATTAAGCCTTGGTAGGGGGACGTAGGAATGTATTTGTTTTACGATGAATATGGAAAGTTTATCTATTCCTGTGAGGCCCCTTATCCAATAGCGGGTCTAGTTAAGCGTGGAAAATTGACCGGCTTATATCTCGACGACGTCGTCGATAAACATATCATAGAAAATTATCCCAATTACACGTTTGTGGATGGAGATCCGATCTATACGCCAATTCCAGATTCGGTTAATCTTCCGCATGTTCAACAATCTAAAATTGAAGAAATTAATATCGCTTGCAACCTCGATATTCTTAACGGGTTTACTTCTGCCTGTACGGGCGTTGAGCATTCTTACAAGTTCAATGAAGAATGGCAGACAAACTTCAATCGAGAAATGAACTCTTTACTCTTAAACCCAGCCGTATTGTCTTTGAATTGGACCACTAAGGATGCCGGGGTTATACTCCACACGAGAGAGCAGTTTATTATTCTTTATGCCGAGTCAAAATTGCATATCGATACAAAAATGGCTCGTTATTATGAAATGAGAAACCAAATCATGGCTGCACAAACTACCACGCAAGTCAAAGAATTTGCGTGGTAGTTTTTATTAAAAAATGGGAGGTGTCATTTTGGAAAATAGATACAAACTTACAATCGATTTAAAAAGTAAAATGCTTACTAATAACACTTTGTTTAAACAAGGTAATGCGGGTACGTCTGTTTTGGAGATAACTATAGTCGATGAAGGATTGCCTGTAAACATAACGGGTCAAACTGTACAATTCAATTTTTTACGTTCGGATAATGCGGTCGTATCCCAAGATAGCACAACAGGTGTAACTATTTTGGACGCATTAACCGGTAAGTTTGAATGTGTATTAAAAGCCGCCACGCTGGCTATAGATGGTAAAGTTGAAGCAGAAATAGTTTTTACCGATGGGGTTAACGTTTTATCCTCCACAACATTTGTCTTTTATGTAGATGCTAGTATCGGCTTTTTAAGCATCAAGTATATATCCAGTATTGTTAGTGCGTTGGCAGAGTGGCAGACCACTTTCACAACAAGTCAGAACGATAGAACTACGACCTTCAACGCCAGCGAAGCTTCTAGATCCTTGGTGTTTAACACCGCAGAAGAATTGAGAGAGATTAGCGAAGCTTCCAGAATAACGGCTGAGGACGGACGGGAAACGACTTTCGCCGTCAATGAAGCCGCCAGAGCCAACACTTTCTCGACCAGTCAGAACGATAGAACTACGACCTTCAACGCCAGCGAAGCATCAAGATCATCTGTGTTTAATACAGCAGAAGGATTGAGGGACGTATCTGAAGACTTGCGCGAAGAACGATTTGAAGTAATACAAACCGCCGTAGATAATGTAGCTAGCACATTAAGTCTTGGTAGGGATGCCATAATGACATCGACATATATTGGTGTCGGGAATGAGTCGTTTGTACCTATTAATTTACCGTCATATAATCCTGATTCCGACTATTTTGATGTTATTTATAATGGCGAGTTTTTAACCAAGGATATGGAGTATGCTGAGAATGAAAACGGTTTAGGTGTTGATTTGTTAGGTTGGACGCTTGATCTCGACGATATTGTTGTTTTTAGAGTACATAAAGCCATCGTCGACTCTACCTCTGGAGCGATTGCTGGATCGCAAATACAAGCCGGTGGCGTCACTGACGTTGAATTATCCAACGTTAGCGGTAACATTAAAGAACGGTTTGAGACGTATAAGGCTGAAACTACGAACGAATATGTAATAAACTTTGATAAATTACCTGCCCCATATACAAGACCACAATTAACATCATATAGTTTTAATCCTGATGGATCATATACATTAGTAGGTGTTGTCTATGATTGTGCAACAATCTTGAATCAACTGTTAACTAATTCTCCACCTGGAACTATTGTTAAATTCCCAACAACGGGCGATTTGCGTTTTTATGCTTTTGCAGATACGGTCACGGTGACAAAGGATAATATTTCATTCGTTGCAGAAGCAAATGGGCACTATAACGCTAAGTTGATATTTACTAAGCCCAATTCAATATTTATAGACGTTCAAGGTAGTGAGTTTAGATCTAAGTATCTGTATTTTACTAGTTCTGACGGTAAAAATTATGGCGAAAGTTCAACACAAACAGCTATTCGTTTAAAACGCCCTAGTGCTATAGCTGATTTAGATTCATGGATTGAAGGTAATTTCTTTATGAAGTTTAACAAGGCTATTGATTATTATGGCCGAAATATGAAAATGAGAAATAATACCTTCTCGAGTTGTGCCTTTAGTATCGTCATTAACAATGTGTTGGATGGCACTTGGGCAGAATGTCGAGGTCACGAAATCCACGATAACAGATTTCACTCAAACGGTGGGTTTGGCGCCGGGGTCACTGACTCTTGTGCAATACTTAATAACTCTCTAGAATCCATAGGCATCGATATATCTGATAACCATATGGACGATTCAAGGAAATTCTATTATGGTTCTCTAAACTCAGGAAAAATAAATGACAACTATATGCAACATACTGCAAATACAGTAATTGAGATTTTAGCTTATGGTACAACATCTGGAACTGGCGAAGCCTCTGTTTGTAACAATACTATTATCGGTCGTTGGTGGTCTGATTTATCTGATAAACCGAATGTCGGAGGGCATGGTATTGTTTGTAATTCATCAAGGGTGGCAATCAATAATAATACACTAGGTAATATCTTTGGGCATGGAATACTCATTAATGGTTTGTATAACCAAGTCAAAAATAATACCATTATTGATTGTGATATGTATACCGGTAGCACTTATGATGGAATTCATGTCAACGATGGAAAGACTGGCAATAGCGTAAAAAATAATACTATAATTGGTCAAACGATGGGCCATACGCAACGGCCGCGTTATGGTATTTATTGTATAGACATGATACTCAATAATGTGAATAGCAACGATATAACATTATGTGACACCCCCTATAATACTGATCACTTTAGTAATGTGGGTGATATTAGGGTGAGGGGTGGTTTAAAGCTCGAAACTCTTCCGTATGACAATTGGGATGCCACAAATGATCGTATTAGTTTTTACAAGAGAAATGGTGCATTAGTAAAGACGGAAATAGCGGCACTAAAAATAAAAGGAAGCAGCCTAGCGGGAGGGGGTGAAAAAAGCGGTTTTGTAATGCAGGTTATGGCGAATGGAGTCCCACATGATGGGTTGCGGTTGACTTGGGATCAAAAATTTATCTTTGATGCAAAAGCAGCCTCAGTCTTAGCGGATATGGGAGCAAGTCAAGCGGCATTTTGGATTGATCAAGCAACTAATAATTTAAAGGTTGTTGCCTTATATTCGGATGGGGCAACCATAAAGACGGGTACTGTTTGTGCATTAACTTAATGCGTAGTTGACGCATTATACGAAATAAAAGGAGGTTAATCAATGGGAAAACCAAAAATTAAAATCTTACAGGAATTAGTTGATGTTCATACGTCGGAGTTGGCAGATAATCCGACAAAGGTAGAAGCTCATTATATACTAGGATTAACCGATACAGGTACCGCACTAGGGGCAATTAACGCTTGTCCTATCGGTGGAACTGTACAGTTTAAATCTGGAAAGAGATACACTTTAGGGTCGTTGGGTACAATAGCAAAGCAAATCACGATTGATTTTAACGGGG